CTGTATCTTCTGACCCTTCTTTACCTCCTTCTATGTCTGCCTGTTTTGCAATTTGTGTTTCAGGCATTGACAATCTTGATTTTTTATGTAAATCAAGAATCTTATCTATCTCTTTTGCTTTGTTAACATCGTTTGACTCTACCCATCCGATTAGTGTTGCAGGTTTTCCTGTAACAGGGGAATCATAAGATGTTTCTGTTGAAATGAATACTGAATCAGAATCTACACAATAAAAAATATTTTCTGTTGAGATTTCTGTTGCCATTCCTTTAAATACTAGCTGACCATTCATTTTAGATATTGATAGAATATTGCAAAGCTCGTTAGCTGGTGAATCTACAATTGACAATTCCATTAAAGAATAGTCCTTAATAAATCTTACAGTCTTACCTGTTGCTTTGTTAACTTCATTATCTGATTCAATAATTTTTCCGCCAATAGAAAAACCCGCTAGGGTTCCGTCTAAAACTTTTTCCCACGTATCTTGTGCACCTTTAGAAATATATGCATCTACATATACTCCATTAAAAAACTCTTTTGTTGTTGGATCATAATATGTTTCTGGCTTAAAAGAAACTACTTTACCAACTGCAACTGGTTGATGCATTTCACGAAGATTGCCACGAAAATTTTCAAACGCCTTGATGCTTGCTTCAGCAGTGACAACGTCACCAGTCTGGTCAACATTGTCTAATGTCGCAAATCCTGAGACTGTTCTTTTTTCACGGTTAACTTTGGTAAATGGCACGGATAACGTAATGTTGTCGCCATGCGAAGACCAAAGAGATTTCTCAATATTCATATGCTTAATTTTATAACGTTATTGTATATAAGGCAAATAATGGTTGAGTAGGGTCAGTCGACTTGTCTTCCATCTCCCTGAGTATTTCGACCTTCTCCAGAAATATCGGGTGAATTTGCAGACCTTTCGGAATCTCTATTTCTAGTTTTTCCAGCCTGTGCTCTAACTTCTGCCTGTTGCTGTGGCTTTAATTGTACTACTTGATCCCCGCCATCAAGAGGAACCATGCCCATTCTAATTCTAACTTCATTAGGGGTAATTACCTGCATTCTCAAATATCTCTCATCAATTTTAGACTGAGTATCTTCATCGGTAAGAGTAAGCTCATTAAATTTAAGAAGTAGAGCATCTGTCATTTCTTCAACAATTTTATTTAATTTCTTTTCTAAATTCATTTGAGCTGGACGGCAAACTTGCTCTCTAAATGTCTTATCGGCATCTCGTGCTACTGCTAAATTAACTCCTTCTGGAGTTCCAATTTTATTAATTGGAACACGATGAGATAATAGAATTTCATCTCTATTAGATTTACGATATACGTTAAATGAAGACTCTTGAGTACCCGCCTCAACTGGCTCCATCTTAAATTCAACCTTAGCGTCTGGAGTATCTGCTGGAAGAGGGATATATAAAGATCTATGGTTTTTGCCTCTTAGCCCAACCTGGAAAAATTCAAGTAGCTTACGCTCTGACTCTGGAGAAAGTTTTGCTCCCTTTACGGTAATAATATATCTTGGGACAGCCTTGTTTTCAAAGTAGTCCAAGTTATACTTGCCAGCAAACTCGTTTCCAGCCATAGCATTTGATGAAGCCACAATGTCTGGAATACCATAATAGTTATTTGTTGGTGTATATTTCTTTAAATGAATAATTTCATTAGGTCTATCTAGTCCGCCTGCAATTGGATTCTCTGTATCTTGATCTCCAAAATTGCGGAAGAATACAGCCTTGCCATAAAGCAATTGAATGAAGCCATCACGAAGTCTGCGTACACGCATAGTCTTTGCTGGAATATGTCCTATATATCCTATTTTTCCAGAAGATGTTCTACCAATTTCAATATAGCCATTACCAGTTGCTTCAACATCTGTATATACTTTGATTAAAGTTTCTGTAAATGTTTCTTCTTCATTACAATCTTCTAGCCAATCATATAGATCTTGACGAAGTCTATTTAGTTTTCTACGTGCTCTTTCTAAAGACTTTTCATCAGTAATATTATCAAAGGCTTCTTGAGTTTTTCTTGTTTCAATAAAGTCATGTCCAAGACCTACAATGTTAGAAACCTTAGCATTAATTGCTGCATAATTGTATGGTGAAATTTCATAAACAGTTGAAAGATAATCTAAATTGTATGGTGGTTCAATAAGATCAAACATTGCATAGCCTGTGATGGCTTGTGCAAGTAGGTTCTGTTGTGTCTGTGTACCGTCAACTCCTTGAAATCTTTTTTGAAGTTCACGATTCATTTTTCTTCTAAATGATGGTCCTAGACCAGAAATCTTTGTTAATTCTTCGCCTTCAATTTTAAACAAATCAGTGCTTGTAGCTTGTGTTGGGGTATTAAATTTCATCCAGTCGGCTACATTAGAGATAGCAATCTCGTTAGAATTTTCGTCTTCAATTTCAATCATCTTAAACCACCCAATTTTTTCATTTCATCTTTATAGCTTCCAATATCCAAAGGATCTGGAACTAGTCCCCACTTAAGTCTTTGTTGCTGCTCTTCGTATTCTTCGTCGTTAATCTTTCGTCGTGCTGAAAGAAATTTAGGCCCGCCCTCATATATACCAAATGAGCGAACTTCTCTAGCCAAAGCATCGATTCTGGATCTATTTCCTTTTCTGGACGTGACCGAAAGAAAGTTCCCATCGTCATCCCCAATCCAACGTCCATCTGGCATTTCCCAGACATAGATTCCCAAAGTAGACTCTTCTACCTCTGTCTGTCGGACATTTTTAATATTCATAGAAGTTTATTTTACCATTACTTACTGTCTAAGTCCAGCTTTTTGTCATGCAATGTGACAAAATTAAAGGCTTTGTAGCACAACCCAGTCATTATCATAGTACTCTGAAGCTAATTCTGTAATTTGAATGGCTGGATCAGATACTGATGCTGAAGGTCTGCCACAATATAAATTAAAATGGGTTAAAGCCTCTGAAGACGTAATAGATCTATTATATATTGCTATATTATTATATAAATTATCTGGGCCACCAGAGACCTGATAATTAAATTGAAGTATTCCAGTTACTGGTGAACTAAATACTAGGACTATATGATGTGGCTCTCCTGCTACTAAGAAATTGCTTATATTGGTCTGTGAGGTCTTATCTACCCCATTGACGTAAACTTTGCTTATAGAGGCCTTAGAGACCGTTCCTGACCCATTCCAGGCATACTTTGTGCCAGTAGTAGATTCAAAGAATAATGTGTTTGCCCCTGTTGTTTTAGGAGTAAAAAATAACTCTACTGTATTTATGTTTAATCCAGTATTGATATTAAATCCATATCCTGATGCTGGCCTAATTCCATTTGTATAATGTCTAATAAGTGGAGAGTAATTTACAGACCCCACGCTAAAAGGATTAGATGAGTTAATATAGTTATTTGAATTATCTGAATATACTAAAGACTCTCTATAAAATTTAATGGCAAAGAAAGATAGCCTTGGAAGAAATTTGCTGGCATCTGTTGTAGACATGGTAATTCTTGTATATAGAATACCGCTTGAATTAAATGATCCCGCCTTATATTGAGGTATAGAATCTCCATTAACACATGGCAAATATGTAGCTCCGTCCACGCTTGTTTCAACCGTAATACCTAAATCATTGCGCCATTCAATTTTAGAATTAGTCAATCCACTCTCTGTTGGAATAAATATAAAATCATTAATTATAAGAGTTCTGGGGGTTGATGTTTCTGTTGGAATAAAAGATATATATTTATTTTGTTCATCATAGTATGTATTTGAGTCTAGTAACTCTTTCCAGTTTCTAGATATTCCATAAATATATTCAAAGTCGATTCTGTTGTTTGCATCTGAGCAGGAGAAGAGTTGACCTTGTTCTGGATGAACTACGTGTATAGGTTGTATATAAAAGTTAGCGTCATTATAGTGTCTAGCAATTGATGTTGTTGGAAGACCATATCTGTATACCGCAGGAGCATCTACTATAAAGGAATCTCCAGCATCTGATGTTGGACCAATTTGAAGGTCTAAAGCAGTGTTTGTAAATTTAAAATTTGAATCTATAGACTTTACTGCAACTTGCTTGCCATCGATAAAAAGCTTAATTGAATCTACTGAATATACTCCAGCAATATGTAGAGCTTTCTTTGAATATGAAAGTGCCCATCGTACCTGCTCTGTATTGGAAACCTTAAATATAATATCTCCCTTTTCCCAATATAAACCAATGTTATCTGTTGGGTCGGCAAATAGAGTTGTAAGATTTGTAGATTGAATTGATGGGCTTATCCAAAGTTCTACTGTAAAGTCATTATCTGATGAGTACTTATTTCCAAGTCCGTTTGAAACAGATGAGCCATAAAAGTCTTTTGATGTTGGTACTGTTATATAAGCAGTATTGGTTATTTTAGTTCCTGATACCCCGCCTGGAATTAAAGGTAACATATTGCTAGCAGGTGCTCCTACATATGTAGCATTATTTCCACATCCAGAAATGTCTGTTGCGGTTGTACCTGAAGATTCATCTAGTGGCCAAAAGCCAATCGGATAATCTTTTATTACTTTTAGTTGATAGCTCATAATTTTATTATACTATTAAAATGTAATTGTGCCAGTTCCAGCTGTAAAGCGATATACACGATATCCTGAACGAGTTGGTTGATCATATGTTAGACCAGCAGATATTGTTGCAGGAACAACAGTATTTGGATAAGCAATAATTATTACGCCATCACTGCCTGTGCCACCAATATAGGAAGGGTTATTGCCGTCTCCGCCGCCGCCTCCACCGCCTGAACCTCGATTAGCTGGACTTGCATTATTTCCATTTCCAGATCCAACTGTTCCATTTCCACCTATGCCACTTCCTCCAATTCCAGCAGTATAGCCACCACGTACTCCAGCCCCTCCACCTGCGGCATAATACAATGAGGTTCCAGTAATTGAGTTTGCTGTTCCAGCTCCTCCATTACCACCATAACCTGTTGCTGGTTGACTACCAGCTGCTGCTGATCCTCCTCCACCGCCGCCGCCAAAAGAAACGGAAGTGCCACCTGATGCTTCTGGATTTCCACCAGAATTACCTTGCCCAGATATTCCAGTTCCAGGTGATACCGTGTAGTTTCCTCCTCCGCCTGAAGCACCATCTGCATCACTTAATTTTCCACCAGATTGATTGCTTACTCCACCGCCTCCACCAAATGCGGTAACCGTTGTGAATCCACTACCTGATATTACAGAGTTTCCACCTTTGCTTCCAGAGCTTGGAGTACTAGTTGATTGCTGACGACCTGTTCCACCTGTACCTATGGATAACGTATATACCGTACCAGGTGTAAATGATGTTGAAGAATTATATAAGTATCCACCTGCTCCTCCACCGCCTCCTCCAGTTGTATTACCATTAGATCCTCCGCCACCACCGCCACCAATTACTAAGACTTCTGCTGTTGATATAGGCAATAATGCGGCTGAAGTAATACTAAAAGATCTTGGAATTGTATTAACTCCATCCGAAGCATTAATTGTAAATGTATATGTTGTATTTGATGCTATGTCTGGAAGTGTTCCTGAAATTAATCCTGTTGAAGAATTTAATGTTATACCAGAAGGAAGAGAGGAGCCATTTGCTAAAGAATAAGCAATTGTAGAATCTGAATCTGTTGCTGTTGCTGATAAAGAAATAGAAACTTGTTCAATAAAAGAACCTAATGATCCACTTGCTGTTTGCCATACTGGGCTTGCATTTACATATAATGCATCTGGAAGTAGTCCAAAAAGATTAGATGGGTTAGTTACTTTAATGTCATATGGTTCTAATGTGTTTGATAAACCAGTAAATGTTGCTGTTACTTGCACTAAAGAATTGAATATAGTTGATGTTGCTTGAACTTCAACACCATTGGATCCAACTGCTGAAGCAATTGCTCCAGAAACAAAATTTGTTCCCTGAATTGTAATAATTCCTGAATTTGTTGCCTCTGAATAATTTCCTGTAATTGAAGCTACTCCAGGAACTTCTTGTACAATGTTTTCCCAACTATTACCTGATGTAAATAGCTCTAGTCTGGCTGTTTCACCATTAAAATATGGTTGTCCAGTATTTGGATTTGCGGGACGACCTGCAGTATTACCAAAGGGTATTCCTCCTAATGAAGAAGATCTAATTGGTGCCATTATCCTGCCCTCCAGCCATATGTTGAACCTGTATAAATTAATACCATTGCTCCGCCATTAACATCTACAATAGCATCTTGAACACTACCATTAATTTTACCACCATTTGAACTGATTGTCACATTGTTTGTTCCCGCCAAATTGGATGCGTCAAATACTTGAATTTCATCGCCTAATGATGGGGAAGCTGGAAGAGTAAGAGTTCTAACTGCACTTGTATTTACAAAATATTTAGAATTAGAAGATAATGCTGTATTAGAAGAAATAGAGAATGGTGTTAATCCTCCGCCAGATATAGGAGATCCATTTACAGTAATTGCTGTAGCATCAAGTGCTCCTGTTGAGGTAATTTTAGCTAATACTGTTCCACTACTATTTTGCCATTCAGTAAGGTTGGCAGTTTGTGAGGCTGCACCTTTGATTTTAAGGGGTATATGCCCAGCATCTCGGTTAACAAGTTGAAAACCTTCGTTGTTGCCTGTGTATAAATAAGTACCTAAACTGGATAAAGAATCCAAATATGAAACATGCATATTTCCATTAACTTGCATATTAGCAATTACCGCACCTGTTGAATCCTGCCACTCTTGTAGATTTGCAGTTTGACCTGATGCGCCACGAACAACTACGGGAACAACCGTAGCATTTCCACCACTACCAAAGGCAGTTAATACGCTTGAAATTGTTCCAATACCAAAACCGTTTGAGTTGCCACCAATTTGACGATAGGCACTGCCATTTACAAATCCAGCACTATCAACATTTGCAAGTACAGTCCCAGCACTGTTCTGCCATTCCTGAAGATTAGCAGTTTGTGAAGAAGCGCCCTTTGCCACAAGTGGAACAATTGTGCTATTGAGTGCAACAACGCCAAGTGTCGTTGAAGATAAATTAGAAAGAGTTCCAAATGAACCAGCCCAAGATGTATTAAATGCGCCTGTTGATTGAATTTTAGCCAGTACATTACCACTACTGTCCCGCCATTGTTGTAAATCTGCTGTCTGGGAGGTAACTCCATCAACGTATAAAACAACACTTGCTGCTGAGTTTGTTGTTATGTAACCGCCTGCTAATGCTCTTGTCACACCATATTGATTAACTGCTAATTGCGTTGAGCCGCTTGAGTTTTGAACTTCAAAAACATTAGCAGTTTGGGAGGCTATTGCCTTTACAATTAATCCAATAGTACCAGTAGCCTGAGAAGTAATGGTTGCATTACCAGCAAAAGTCAATGTCTTAGCAGAAAAATCTCCACCGATAAGTGGGGTAGTTGTATTAGTATTTGCTATGTAAAGTTTGTTAGAACCTGTTTCATAATATCCTGATTCAGTTCCTAAGAAAATATTACCAGAACCAGTTGAATTTGAATATCCAGAATTACTTCCTATTACTACGTTGTTACCGCCCGAAATATTTGATTGTAAACTTGCAATTCCAACTGCTGTGTTGCCACTACCAGAAACATTAGATATCATCGCTGCAGTACCAATTGCAGTATTACTATATGCATAATTATTGTTTTGTAATGCACCTTGACCAAATGCGGTATTATACCAACCAGTTCTATTGTTATATAATGCATTTTGACCAAATGCAGTATTTTGAGTTCCAGATGTATTAAGTTGAAGAGATTGATTTCCAAATGCAGTATTGTAAGTACCAGTGGTGTTTGAAACAAGTGAATTAAGTCCAACAGATGTATTACTTGAAACCGAGCCAGCACCCATACCAATAACAACACCATTAATGCTTGCATCAACTGCAGAGGTTAATTTACCTGTTGGGGATATGGATGCAAGCACCGTTCCAGCAGAGTTCTGCCACTCCTGCAAGTTGGCAGTTTGGGAGGCATGGCCTTTAATAACAGCGCCAATATCGGTAGCGCCTTGCGATTGAACAAATAGGTATGTCGGAGTTCCTGTAAGATTTCTATTTGTTCCTAATGAAAGAGTTCCAAATTGATCTACTATAAATTTAGTTGCACCATTAAACCCACCAGCGGTAAAACTTCCATCAAAAGCCACTCTTGCCATTAAAGTACCACTACTATTTTTCCATTCAGTAATATTTGCAGTTTGACCTGAATTAGACTGTATAGTAAGAGTTGTTCCTCCATAAACGCTGTTAATTACTGTACCGTTAGGACTTAATATTAAAAGAGCTCCGCCAACTCTTTGAATCTTCCATTCTCCATTACTTACAATTCCGCCATAAGCCCCTAGTAGTTTTAATACTCCATTTGTTGATGCACCTGTAGTTGTTGCAGACATTGAAGCAACTGTTGTTGAATCTGGTAGTTGCCATTGTTGTAAGTCTGCCGTTTGCGATGTAGCACCCTTAATTGTCAATCCAACTACTGATGGAAGACTTGATGTAATTACATCTCCGCCTGCCTTTGAAACCTTATTGCCAATTGATGTAGCTGTTGTCGTTGCAAAATTTGCATCATTGCCTAGTGCCGTGGCTAATTCATTTAATGTATCTAATGTATTTGGGGCAGAGTTAACTAAGTTATTTACTGCTGTTGTAATATCTGAAGTTAGGGCAAGTGTACCTGTGGCATTTGGAAGGGTTACTGTTATATCGGATGTTACATCTGGTGCTTGAATAGTTAATTCGTTTGCATCCGCCGTTGCGCCTTCAATAATAATTTTGTTCTCTGGAACTATTAGATTTCCGTCTGCATCTAATGCGGCTGGGCCAGAAGGCTGTCCCAATACATTCAATGGGATATAGTCTCCTAGACTATTTTGTAAATCTCCTGCTAATACAAAGTCATTTGATAAATCGTAGTTTTTCCATAGCTCTGTAGTTGAGTCGTATACTAAGGCATTTTTATTCTGTACTTGATTAATTGCAACATTGTGTAACTCGTGTAACTCAAAGCCATTCTGAATAGATACAAATATTGATCCTGTATTCTGTTGTCCGCCTCTTACTACAACTCCAAGATATACTAGGTGTGCTGGTGCCGATGGCTTATTAACAAGACCAAATATCTTAGCCCCATTTACTCCAAGCCATACTGGATCTCCGTCTACCGATCCAGTTGTATCTACGTTTTCAAGTAATCCATTTGTAACTACCTGACCATTTGAATTATTTGATATTGTAGAACTTACTAGCCCAAATGTTTTTGATGAGCCCGATTCAGTAGCATTTGTAGCAGATGCAATTAATAGTTTGCCTGATGCTCCGTCAGAGCCTGTTACTCTTACAGGAGTTCCTTTAGTTAAGGATGCCCCGCTCTGATTTCTTACGTCTTGATAAATTAATTTTGTGCCAGAAACGCCAGCAGTAATTGCTGCTTCTAATTGGGCAATTTTATAGTCATGAGAAGTTGTTACGGTTGAGCTATTAACTCCAACCTTAGCCTGCAACTGCTCAATAGCGTCATTTGCGTTTGCATGTTGTGCGGCATGTGAAGGGCTACTTAACTGATCTGTTATTGCGGGATTAGTTAATGAGTCTAATGAATTTGGAAAATTAGTAGCCATATATTAGTATTATACCAGCCTTGTCATTAAGAAACAGGCCCTAGATTTCTCTAGGGCCCGCTTCTTTATTAATTTTTATTATCCTTCTACTGATGCTGGATTTGGTTTGATATCACCGTTAGAAAGCGCATCTACAAAAGATGTTCCAAATGCTTCTGCGTTCTCTCTAGTGTCAAACGGACCAGATCTATCTACAACTCTTCCGTCACCATATGTGATGACTACGAGATCTTCGGAGATCTCTTGAGTATATTCAGTAAAAGAGAGTGTAACCTCTTCAACTGGGAGTGGCTCAGATGATGCAACAAATTCCTCAACTCCAGTTTCTAGTACTTCTGTCTCTTCTGTCATTTTATTATCTCCTTTAGATCTTTGTTAAGTCTACTGCTGGAACTTCATAAATTCCAAAGTATCCTGCGTTTGATGTGTATGGCTGAGTACCCTGATCTTGATCACAGTATCCAATTGCCATAAATACGTTTCCAGCTTGTACAAACTTAGAGACTGGGTATGCTCTAAGTGTTTGACGAGTAAAGTATCCTCTTGCCATTGGCAAGTTCATACCGTTTCTCCACTGAACGTATCCATGTGATCCTCCACCGTAGCTGTTGCCGTCAGTACCCTGTGAGTTATCTCCACGACGTGCAGTTCTACCAATGAATGCCATTGGAATATCTCCAAATACCTGTACTACTGGAACCTGTGCATTGTTAAATGCATGCTGTCTTTCACCAGGAATTGTACCAAAGTTAGCATTTTCTGAACGACCAAGTAATGACTGGAACTGATCGTTAGTAGATACAACAGTTTCTACAGTGTTATATAAGAAACCGCTGTTGGTCCTGTCATAAGTTCTTCCATTCATGCCGTAGTGATGTGACCATGACTGTAAGTTATTAGAAATTGTTAAGTTAACCACTGCGTTAGATGAGTTTGTTCCATTACCCATGGATGCAATAGCAACTCCGTTGTTGTAATCGAAGATAAAATCGTCTCCCATTTGTGTGGATGTTGATGTAAAGGTATATGTTGAGTTACCCCATACTACTCCTCTATCACCAATTACTGACATGTAATCTGGTGGGTTTCCATCGACGGATCTCCAGTATACGCCATTATCTGATGAGTGATACAAATTTTGAGTTCTTGTCCAACCTCCTACCCACTTCTCTCCTACCCACTTAATAAACTTAGGTGAGTAATCTTGAGAGTTAGGGTTAGCAGATCCTGGAACACCGTTTGAGTTCCATGAAATTTGTGTCCATGTAGTTGTCTGTCCAGCTGTTTTATTTGGCTTACCAGCTGTTCTATAGAAGTTACGATTATCTGTTGAAATAGCAACATAAACGTCATTTCCATATTCTACTGTAATTGGAATATGTGAACCTACGTTAAACTCCGATAGCCATGTTTCTCCGTCAAGTGACGTATAAACAGTACCATTAGATGCTCCCAGGAACCATACTCCGTTAATAATTTTTAAGAATGCAATCTGCATCTTTGTTCCAGTTCCAGATGATGGACCTGAACCAATTCCAAGGTTTGCACCTGTTCCTGTTGGGTCTACGTTAAATCTTGCAGAGAACCAAGTCTTACCGTTATCAAGAGATTCCATAAAGTGGAATCCACCAAATAGTCTTCTCTGTGATAAGAATGCTAGGATTTTATTTGTACCCTTTGCAATCATTTCAAGGTTTCCGTAACCTACAGGCAATGCTGTCATCTGCCATGAATCTGGATTAGATGCGTCATCCTGTCTAATTTTACCAAAGTTTACAACTCTTGAGTTTAGGTTTGTAAATGATGTTGATGTTGTGTACTGAAGAATTTGATCTCCAGAGTTATAAGTCATAATTGCTACCTTTGTTTGACCATCTGTTGCAATTGGTAATGTCTGATTCTGAGAGTTATTCATATCTGTACCATTTGAACCAAAGTAGTTGGTTGCATATGTTATCGATGTAGCGTTAAATGTGCTTCCTGTTGCTGACCAGTATGTGCTTGCGTTACCAGCTCCAGCTGCAATCCACTGTGATGTTGATGCTGCCCAAACTACTCTGTGTAGTTCTGGGGCACCAGAAACCTGTGTCTTTGCGTCCCAAAAAATTCCATCTGGTGATGTAGAAAATCTTCCATTTCCACCAACTGATAGAATGATTGTTCCATTAAAGGCCATATCATATACGTTTGAGTTGGAATCAAGTGTTGTGTGAGTTCCAAATCCTGTAGTTACTGCTGTCCACGCAAGAGGTGTGTTGCTGGTTGAATAGGCCATACGACCATTTGTTCCAGCCATGACCCATCTATTTGCAGATCCTGCAGCATATGTTAATGCGTAGATATCATGAATTGATGAGAAAGCTGCGTTATTAGAAAGAGTCCATGTAATTGCATCTGTTGAATATGCAAACTTTCCATTATTAGCAACAGCTACATAATAGCCATTTCCAAAACGAACTTTATTAATATATGTTCCACCGAATGGTGATGTTCTTTCAGTCCATGTGTGCTGATTTGTTCCAGTAAAAATACGTCCTAGACGTGTTACTGCAACCCATTGTCCATTTGCATAAATAGCATCTGAGACATAATCCATGTAATATTTAGACTGGTTGATAGGCAGCGGGCCTTTTCCAGAAAACCATTCAGTTCCATTGTGTGACCATGCATGAGCACCTTTGGTGCCAAACATAATCCAAATATCGTTACCGTAAGCAATTGTAGTTGCATTGCGTCCAGCATAGTTAGATGTACCTGTACCAGATGCACTAATGCCACCTTGAGCAAAAGATACTTCTGTAATATATCCAAGACCTGCTGGAACTGCGGTTGTTAAACCTGTTGCAGAGCTGGTTGAAGATAATCTAGTAATCGCCATTTTTAGTTAATCTCCGTTCCAAACAATGTAATTGAAACTCCACCAGTGTTTGAATAAACTGTTACAACATCTCCTGTTGCCAGTGATGCTGTTGCATTTCGTAGTGTTGCTCCTAACGTAATTGCAATTGAATCATTTGCACCTAATGTTGCGTCGTATGCGATGTAGTGCTTTGAAGCCAATGACTCCGCTGCTGGTCTAATTGCAATACGATATGTTGCTGATGCAGATGTTGTATTTGATACTGAAATTGTTGACACAATTGATTGTGTGCTTGCTGGCACCTGATACACGTCGGTATTAGTTGCTACTGCTGGGGCTACTTGCCCTAAAACTTTATATATTGTTGGCATTTCCTTATACTCCTATTAATAGCATTGGGTTAAACGCAATTCTGCTTTGAATATCAGAAATTGCGGTTGTCGCTGCTGAATTTACTAGATTAACGTTTGTTGTTCCAGCTGAATTAATTGCAGAAACTCGGTCAGCTGTTGCTGCGACAATATCATTGACGCCCAACATATTACCTAAAGTTTCTAGTGCTTTTGCAATAAAAACTAAATCTTGTGCGCCGTATTGCGTTGCCGCTAAACTTTGATCGATTTCTGTCTTTACTGCATTTATTTGTGTTGATAAAGTACTGTAATCTGGCATTTTATACCTTTCCTCCTACAAAATTAATTCCTGTGATATCTTGCATATATCTCAACAATCCGAAACCAGTGATGTTTCCAGAATTAATACTAACATTTGTCCTGTTATTTAGCAAGTCATCGGTGACGGTTGCCCCTATGAAATTTAGAACAGGTCTTTTTAGCAATGTCGTACCATTAGAGGCTATTACCCCATTAGACTGAGTCTGCCAAGAAGATGATGTTCCGTCTGTGTACAAGAACTTGTCGGCATTTCCAGTTTGAGATGGAATAGTTCCTGCAATAGTCAGGGTTCCACCCAATGACACTGGGGCCCCGTTAATAGTAATTGAACTATTAGTCAGGGCGCTGTTTGGAATATTTGTAAGTGTATTTGATGATCCAGAAATTGTTTTATTTGTTAAAACTTCTGACCCCGTAAGCGATGCTTTTGAGGACAGAGATGTTGCTATTGTTGATGCAAAACTTGCATCGTTATTTAATGCTGTTGCCAATTCTTTAAGTGTATTTAAAGCACTTGGTGCTGCATCAATTACTGCGCTTACTGCTGTAGATACAGAATTTGTAACATAGGCAGTTGTTGCAATTTGTGTTGTATTTGTCCCAGCTGGCGCTGTTGGCGCTGTTGGAATTCCAGTTAATGCTGCGTTTGCTAAAATACCAGATGATGCATTTTGAATATCTGTAAGTGTTTGACTAGCAATTGCACTAATTTGATTATATTGATAATTTCCTTCAGAAACAACTCTTCCAAGACTTAGGTTTGTTGTTGCTGTTTCAAGGGCCTTCATCTGAAGAAGAAGTTCTTTTGTATCTACATTTACTACTGCAACTCCTACTGCTCCAGTTACTGCCGTTCCAGTTGCTGGATTAGTTACAGTAAACTGTTGTGTTGTGGCTGAAGCAATTGTGACATTTGCTAAGTTAAACGCTGATGTTGATAGTCCAGTAATTGTTACTATCTGACCAGCAGAAAATCTGTTACTAGCTGTATAAGTTACCGTTGTACCATTTGAAGATGCGGCGGTAACTGTTGCCGTCAGTCCTTCAATCTTTGATTTAATTACTGACTCTAGATTTGTATAGTTAAGTGTCATGATTCTCCTTATAGTCCAGCCAACGCTAAGACTTCAACATCTGATAATTGACTAGATGTAGCAAATCCCGCTGTATTAAATGCAGTTGTTTGAATTGTATTATCTGGAAATTTAATTCCTGCTCCTGCTGGAGAAGTTGGAATTAATACATTTCCATTTGAATCAGTCTTGGCAACTCCATCTGCAAAACCAACTACTGATAGAGGAACATAGTCACCTATGCTATTTCCAATATTATTTAATTGATTTTGAACATTAGAGTCTAAGCCAGATAGATAATTTATCTCAGATGAAGTAACTGTAACTCCATCTAGAATATTAAGTTCTGCGGCAGATGCTGTTACATCTGTTATATTTGAAAGCGTATGAGTGTGTCCTGTAGAAGCTTTACTATTAATTTGTGATTGAATTCCTGATGTTACTCCATCAAGGTATCCGATTTCAGTATCTGAAACACCTGATACACGAGTTTGAATTGTAGAAGTATTTACAGAAATGGATCCTGTATTATCATTATAAGAAAGTCCAGTACCAACATTATTTCCCACTGCATCTTGAGCTGCTTCATCAAAATCTGTTATATTTGAAGAAGTGTGGGTATGACCTGTTGCAGATTTACCTGCAAGAAGTGTGTCTACCTCTGATTTTGTATATGCATTTATTTCTGTAGGAGAACCCCATGTACCAGAATTTTTTACGTATACATCTAAATTTGTTATATCAACATAAACGTCACCGTTTTGTCCGTTTGAATTATTTGGCACACCAGCTGCAAATGTTGCTGTTGTTACTAAGGATCCGCCTGCCCCTACTAAAACATTTCCATTATAATCATGTGTGTGATTTGTTGTTCCGCCGCCGCCTGCACCTGCGCCTACTTCTAGCCACTCTGTTCCAGAGTAAAATTTAATTTTTGAACTTGTTGAGTTAAAATAAATATCTCCAGCAAGGGCGGTGGTGGGATCTGTTGTAAGCTGTACTAGGTTAACTGGGACCTTAAATTGTCTCGACATTATTAACCTACAATAACGACTCTATATTCTCCGTCTGAAGGTGCCGCAGCAAATTTAATTGTTGTGGTGTCATCTGAAGTATGTTCTACATCAGCTTCGACTTGAGCGTATGGAGTGCCAGTTTGATAAATTTGTACAGTTACATCTTTTGTCCCAAGGTTGTGTGTAAATAAAAATGTAGTATTTGTTGGGCCATTTGTTGCATCTGCTAGAAGAATATTCTTCTTAAACTTACGTGTAATTTCATGGTAATTTGTACCATTATTTGTAAGTGTCCACTTATCCTCTGACTCATTCCACAAAATCTCAACGTCTGGTGAAGCACCACGTTCTACACGGATACCAGCATCTGTTGTTGGTGTTCCTGTAAAGTCGGTATTAAGGTTGATCTTATTATCAACTATATTTACCTGTGTTGTGTTTACTGAGTTGATTGTTCCAGTAACATTTAAGTTACCGCCAACTGTTAAGTTGTTTGTGATTGTTACATCATCTGGAAGTCCAATTGTAACGCTAGCATTTTCAGAACCTGAACCAGAAACTGTAACTTCATTGGCGGTGCCAGTGATTCCCGCTACATAATTTCCTGTTGTTTGTGTTCCAAGGTTAACATTCTTGATTGATACAGCTCCACTTGCGACAGTGAAATCTGCATCAGCAAATGATGCTACGCCTTTATTTGTTGTGCTTGCGTCTTCGCCAGCAATTGTAATTGTATTTTCTGTAACAGTAACATCAATTCCTTCTCCACCAGAAACCTGTAAAGATTCTGTAAGAAGAGAAATACCAGTTGTACCAGTATCTCCATTAATTGTTAATGTTGTTGCTACATCTGCTTCGCCAGCTACAGTTAATTGACCTTGAGCATTAACAGTAAATGTTGGGATCTTTGTTGCTGATCCATATGCTCCTGCTGTAACGCCAGTGTTGGTAATCGAAATTGTTTCGGTTCCTGCTGGATCTCCATAGACCGCAGTAATACCTGTTCCGCCAACAATTGTTGATCCAATGATATCTTGTATTGCTTCTGTAGAAGCAGACATTGGTACCCATGGACCGTCTGGTGCTGTGCGACCATTGTAATAGTACATTACATTGTCTGAGTTGTTATAGTATATCTGTCCTGTTACTGGAAGTGACGGTGCAGATGATACGTTTTGAATTCTAGCATTAATAAGCTCATTCTTGTTGAGGTTAATACTAGTTACAAATAGTCTTGCCATTTTCTATGCTCCTCTAAGACAGGTACGCTGTCCCTGAGAATGGTTGAGCCATTGTCAGTGTTAAAGTGTTAACATTATTATACTCTATACCCGTTTCTAATATGTCGCCGCCACTGGTTTTTACGGTCACATTTGGGTGGAATTCTAAGTTATGATTTACTTGAATTGAATAAACTGGACCTGTTTGTCCATTAAATTGAGCCATTTCCCAAGAGTACTCGAAGGCGATCTCTGTATTTAGAAGATAACTAGTTGCTCCAGCCCATGTTAGATCAGAAGGTTTTGGGCCATAAAATCTTGTTGATGCTTTGTCATAATAGAAGTCTCCCTCTAGGCCTAAATTTTCTGCTGGTGCGCCAATGCCATTTAATATTGTTTTGCCACGGGGACCCTGCGGTCCAGGACTAGCAACAATTACATCGTTTATAGTTTCAGTTACTATAACTTTTGGAATGTTGTCGTTATTGATTATTGGCATTAGATAGTTACCGATCTATTTAATGTCATAAATCCTTCAAGTAATTTTATTTTATTACCATTAGAGTCGATGACCATTAAATCATATGAAGATTTTGGATAGAATAATTTGTTAGTTTGTGTAGGGGTCATCTTAATGGTTAACTTGCCAAGAGCTGGATCTATTGTAATACCACCTGTTGATGGTGATGTTAAAGTAAACGCTAGCTTTGATCCGCCTTTTGTATCACGGACCTGCATTTTTGCGGTTGCACCTACTAAAGATATTGGTATATCGTTAGGGTCTTTATATTCTACAATAAAAGAGAATGTAGTGTTTTGATCTACTTCCCAGTTTTTTTGTCCTGCCATTTGCAACTCTCCTAATAGGAAAACTCCTATGCTCATTTTAGCACAGGAGTCGTCCTAATAGCTTAACTATATTTTACTTCTTTGTGAATCCGAAACTTGTTTCATTTGGATTTAGTGCCTTTAGAATTACTGGGAGACAGGCTGCAATTCCGCCCTTAATTAGGTCTCCTGGGTCAGTATTTCCAGTCATGTAAAGAGCAATAGCCGCACCCAAAAAGTGACGACCATAGCTTGCCAACGCTGCTAGAATTTTTTCTTGCATTGTTACCTTTCCATCATTGTTTAGATCTTCTTTTGTTTTTGACAATTTAGATCCTCCTTATTTCTGGGCCTAGTGCCCAGGAATTTTGGGTGTTACCCCAATATTTATTATATACCTTTTATGCAGAAATGTCTACAATCTCACAGTTACCATCTGATGTACATGCAAGCGTAGCATTGGTAGATGTTCCGTCTTCTGTTTCATAAAATGATAGGTCTTCCCAGCGAATTTCTTTTGGCATTCTTGCAAGTAGCGACTCATACTCTTCTTTTGTTACTTCTTGATATGGAGCCTGCTTATATGTATGCTCTGAATGTGGTAAAAATGAAATTCCAGATACTTCATCAAAATGCTTGTACACCCATGCTCCAACTTCCATCCACTCATCTTCTTTAACTGATACGGTAATAGAAGGTTTATGTTCACACCAAGCACGTTGATAAACTAACCAAATGTTTAAATGGTCTAATGCTGTCAAATCATTTCTAACAATTGCGCCATCTGGGGCTTTTACTGGAAAGGAAAAGACATAGGTATCATTTGGTTTCATTACATCATCTTCTACTGGAATTCCAACTTCTTTTAGAAATGTAGAGATTGGATCTCCCTTAGAGCCACGAACCGTTCTAATGTAATATGGTGAATGCCATGGATGCATTCCTGAAGATACCCCGACCAATTGGGATACTGTTCCAGAAGGCTTTACACATGTAATAGCTGCAGACTCAGGAATCCCAATTTTTCCTGCTTCATCTTTATTTGTTTCTCTTGCTGATTCTCTTAAAGTCATAAGAAATGCCTCTAAGGAAACTAAATCCTCTTTACCAGACATAAACTTATGTCCAAACTGCCCTGTAAGGGAAACCCCCAGTAGGCGTTCTTCTTCTGTATTATCTTTCCAAATCTTACGAAGATACTTAAAATCTGTAAGCGTTGATTGCCATGTTCCAAGAATAGTGGCTAATCTTACTTTATTCTGAATATCTTTCTTTGTATCTTTTTCACGTAATACGACTTCTGAAAGATTACAAAACTGATAAGGACGCAAAATAATTTCCGAGCAAGGGTTTGTTCCATAGTGAATTTCAGGATCCCTTCTTCCATATTTGGCTGCTTGTGCTTGTGCTGCTGCAACGTTGTAAATTCCACGTTCACCAGACTTTGAGTCATATAAATTTTTCCATTCTGCTATAAATTGTTCCATTGCTGGCTTACGAGAATATGCCACTGAGTTATTTGAAAGTGCACGTTGAGTATTATTTTCCCACCAGTTACCAGACTTTGCTGCTGCCATTTCAATATCATTAATGTTAGAAAGAGAAATCATAGCAGATCGTCTTACTCCACCAACAACTACAACTTCACCAATCTTACACATAATATCGTGTGCCTCAATAGGTTTTAACTGACGACCTACTGCATTCTTAAATTTTGCAATTGTAAAATCAAAAAGATTAACAAGTGGCTGAGGTCCAGATGAACGACCACCCATTGTCTTTAACCTTGCTCCTGCAGGACGAACCTTTGATACATCGATTGCTGGAATGTGACCAGTCCAAAGTAATGCAAGGAGCTCACGGTATGCCTTTGCCCATCCTTGCTTAGAATCTTCTACAACAATTACCGTGTCTGATTTTTCAAGTGATTCTGGAACGGCAGGAAGTTTATTAACATACTTATACTCTACAGAAAATCCAACACCTGTTCCACACATTAAGATATACATAGTTTCATCAAAAGAACGTGGGTTATCTACTGGAACAAAAGAACAGTTATACCCTGCGACATGATCTCTATCTAATGCAGCACCTGAAGTCATTACGGCTCTCATTGATGGCATTACGTTTCTATTAAAAACTGCTTCTTTTAATTCTGTAATTAATTCTTTAGATGGAACGTAGTTATAGTTTTCTTTAAGATGATTAGTCATAAAGTCAAAATAGCGATCTACTGTTTCACCCCAAGTTTCACGACGACCTTCTTCTGGGATCCATCTTGCATATCGAGATAGAGCAATAAAGTTTTCGTATGGGTTAGCAATAGTTTTTGACATTTTTTAAATAACACCTTTTCTCCGCCCTGCGGTTTATATTTTTTAGTTGAAGTCTTATTCTACCAAACTTCTATTTAAAGAGGAAGGGGTTATGAAAATCTTTCTTCCAAATGACTAAATGCATTCTTAGTCAACTTAATCCAATCATATTCTTCATGTATTTTAGTTGACTGAGCAAAATAATATCCTGAATATGCTTTAAAATTAATTACAGATTCATACATTAATTGTTCTAGATGTTTTTCATCTGGTTTAAACATAAGACCTAAATGTGGATCTCCTACTGCTTTTGGCAATTCTTCATCTGATAAACTAGACTTAAGCTTTAGTGGACCTATATACTTTTTATACTGAGCCCAATCATAAGTTGTTATAGTTGGCATTCCAGTTGCAAGGGCTTGTAATGGAATAAAACCAAAACCTTCTCCCCAGCTTGGATAGATCAGAACGTGGTGTGAATGATAGAGAGAAACTAATTGTTCTGCAGAATACTCGTCTTTAATTACTTTAATATTATTATATATGTTTTCTGGTAATCCAAAATTACCATATTTATCATATACTCTAATTGTATGAGAATGATGAGATTTAATAGTAAGTTGATAGTCTGGATTGTCTCCAAACATTCTTATAAAAGTATCTACAACTAACTGACCAGATTTTCTAGGTGCTGGTTCTCCAACATGTAAAAACTTAAATGGTCTTCCTTCTCTTAATTCTCTTTTATAAGGAGTCCATATTTTTTCTATTCCGTGAGTGTATGTTTTAATTGGAACAGTAACTCCATTATTTTTAAAAACTTCTGCGTTCCAGTCTGATGTTGCCCAAACTTCATCACATAAATTCATACGTTCAGTCCACTCTGGTCTAATGCCAGTAGATTCCCATGGAGTATAACCAATTTGATATTGTCCTCTATGCATTTTATAATGATGAGGTTGTGTAAAATTTAATTGTAAAGGCGTATTTGCATTTGTCCAAGTAACAATGTGTCCCAGGCTTTGTAATGATTTAACTATATTTTGTGCGGCATAGCCAAATCCTGTCGCTGGATTTAATCCAGGTCTTGGTATAGATAGTGATATTTTCATATTTTTTTCTGGTTGACTGGCTTGACACCTACTGTCAAGTAATGCTACTATTATAGTTCGTTATCTCTAAAGGAGGAAATGCCAATGGAGAATATCAAACAACGTTTGAGCGATGTTGCTCATAACTGGTCGTATATAGGAATGATAACATTATTTTTATTTACTGTCCAGCCTGGACCAACAACATCTCAAGCATTGACGGTGGAAACACCTAAATCGACAGTACAACTAAAGAAAGAAACCTTAGAGAAGTACAGCACTACTGTGTACAAGCCTTCTGAGACGCTAACAGACGGAGAACTAAAAGAACTTCTATCAGCTGTTGGCTTTGAAGGAAAAGCCCTTAAAACGGCTTGGGCTATTGCTAAGTCAGAATCTAATGCTAGACCTATGGCTTACAATGGTAACAGGAAAACTGGAGACAGTTCCTACGGAATTTTTCAGATTAATATGTTGGGTGAACTCGGCATTGATCGTAAAGAAAAATTTGAATTAAAATCAAATATCACATTATTTGATCCAGTAATAAATGCAGAGATAACGTATCATATGACTAAAGGCGGAACTGATTGGTCATCATGGCCTTCCCTAAATGGGGCAAGGTATAAAGAATTCCTAGCAGAATTCAAAAATTAGAAAGGAAGGTATGTGAAGATACAATATGTGTCTAAATACCTTCTTCTAGCAGAGAAGGGCCTTGTTCCTAGACTTGAATGTCCAATGGATCAGGGCCCTTTGATGTGTAACGAAACAGATGAGGGTATAATATATTTATACTGCTTATCTTGCAGCTTTAAAAAAGACGTGGGATTGGAATATTATGGAAAACTTAAATCAGCCGTCGATTCTAACTGATGGTGAAGCCATTAAAGAAACTGACGCCATGGGGCGTGAAAAGTTTTGGGAAGATTTAGGAAGACCCGATGACAGCGGAAAATAACGAACAGCCACAAAATTTAGAAGATAATTTGCCAATGGTAAATTATATTATGCTTCATAGAATATATGATTTATTGACATTGATTGCAAATAAAATTGTTGGATCAGAAGATGTATCTAAAATGGTTGAATATCATAACCAAGGATACCTCCTGGGTCCTACTCCGTCTTTTACTCCTACAGAGGATAAAGATGAGCGATCTGAATGAATATCCAGATAAATATATAAACTACTATAATCAGATTCTTCCAGTTTGTGAAGGTTGTGAATTATATTCAGAATTAGACAACGAGTGCTTGGTTGAAGAGAAAAAAATATTTGATATAGTTATATCAGAAAATCCAGTATGTCCTATAGGAGAATGGTGAATAAAATATATATAGATCAGATTGCTTACAAGATGAATCGGGCCAAAAAAGACGGTTACGAAGATACTACAAAATCCGCTGCCGCTTTACTATGGATGGTAGAAAAGATTGAGTCTAGGCTAAATAAATGTTTAAATGTAGAAAATGGAAATTGTAATATGACCTGGAGGCATGACGATTGTCTTGTGCTTATGGAACTACTTTATGATTTAACTAAAGATGAAAAGTATGCAGAAAAGCCATGGATAATGGATTCAAATAAAATGTCGCTTTGGGACTAAAAATGGTTGACTTAAAATATAAATTATTTTATACTTCATTAGTACGGGTTGTAGCATCCCACAGATTAAGCTCCCCGTATTCTATGTAGCAATACATAGTAAGACCCCAACCGAATCCGCCTTTGGTTGGGGTTTTATAATATATCTGGTATAATTATCATATGTCAGTAAATCATGCTAATATTTCAGTTCCTGCGAATACCGTCACATTTGTTGCGGCAAATCCTGGACAACTTACAGTTACAAATACATCTTCAACCGCAACAGTATATTTTGGAGATCCTTACGTAACAGCATCTAGTTATGGAGTTGCATTATCTCCTTTATCATCTGTTCATATTGGAACGCTAGATAATAATATATATGCTTTTTCTACTTCTGCGGCAACAATTTCAATCCTATACGTAGCATAACTATTGAATTGTGCAAGACTATATGCTACTATTGTAGCCTATAGAAAAGGGCGGATCATGGAAGAATCCAAGAAACCACATTACGACGTAATTATTACAACCCCAGGACATAGCATGAATCAGCTATATGTATTATCACTTGTGGGTACCATTAAAGAATTAGAAAAAAGAGGAATCTCTTGGGCATATTTTTCACAGTATGCTTCAAATGTTGTAGAGGCTAGAGAAAATACAATTCTTGGCGGAAGTAATATTCCAGAGTCTCATAGAATCAATGAACCTATGTTTGGTTCTGTTACATATAATAAAATATTTATGATTGACTCAGATATTGAATGGCATCCAAGTGATTTCATGAAACTTTACGAATCTGATAAAGATGCAATTGTTGGTGCATACCTTATGGCAAGTGGTGACAGAACAACTTTATGTGAGTGGAGTCCAGAAGCAGTTTATCAAGTACCCCCTCATATGGACAAGCAACAAATTCTAGATAGAACAGAACCATTTATAGTTACTGGTAGCGGACTTGGCTTTGCTTGTATTAAGAGCGGAGTTTTTGAAAGAGTTACACGACCATGGTTTTCACCAATGGTAGTAGAAGTTCCAGATAAGCTTGGTGGGTCATACCTACTAACATACTCTGAAGATATATCATTTATTTTGAAGATGAAAGATTATGGAATTAATCTATGGTGTGATCCGTTAGTAAGAGTCAACCATATCAAGACAGTTAAAGTTGGTTGGGGAAAAAGGTAAAGCCTCTTCGGCAGGAGTCGAACCTGCGACCAGTCGGGTAGAAACCGAATGCTCTGTCCTCTGAGCTACGAAGAGTAGGTTATTAAATTAAGATCTACCAGATCTTTGATAAGTTCTTATTCTATGACAATTTGCACAAACTACTTCACATTTAGCAATCTCTGCTTTTATAATCTCAATATCTTGAGTATGATTTCTATAAGCAGAAACACTAAAGTCTTTATTATCTGAAATATGATCTAGGTCAAGCATATAGTACGGATATTTCTCTCCACAGTCTACACAGCCGAACGACTCTTTATAATCTCTAATATGCTTATCAATAGCCCGCCTATAACTTCTTCGTCTGGTATTATAATTAACCTTAACGCTTTCGCTCAAGTGATAAGCTATAGTTCCCTTAGAGCATCCTAGTATTTCTACTATTTGATTATAAGTTTTGCCCTCAGATCTAAGCCTGAAGATATCCTCTTTATGTCTCATAGTTCGATTATACAAAATGGATCGAATCATGTCAATAGTATTTGGAGCGGATGATGAGAATTGAACTCACCCCTTCTGCTTGGAAGGCAGAGGCACTACCGATATGCAACATCCGCAAGAGAACTCGGTTTATAGACTCCACACCGTAAGGCTTCCCCGCATGCGTTCTCAACATGGTGTAGTCGACTAGCTATATCGCTACATAACACGTACTTCTGCAACCGACGGCAGGTGTAGAGGTGCTGGTTCCAGCTGACCCACCAGGTCTCGATCCTGGGACATTCGAATTAACAGTTCGACGCTCTACCAACTGAGCTATGGGTCATTATCTTATAAGTATACTAAATAAAGTGCGAAATGAAAAGTGCGCCCGAAAAAAGTGCGGCGGGAAGAGAAGACCCTATTTAATTTTATTAACTCTTCTCATATGAGTCCTAATACGATGACAATTACTACATACGATCTCACACTTAGCAATTTCCTCATCTATCTTCTTCTTGGACAATGTAGGAATTAATTCCATAACATTTGCATGCTTCTTGCCACGTACGTGGTCAAAATCCATGACATAATATGGATAATACTCCTTACAGTCCATGCAAGGAATAGTTTCTTTAAGGGTTCTGATGTACAGGGCCAAATTAGCCTTCTGCTTGGCTATAGAGAGCTTTTCGGACTTCATACTAGGTAATACCTACAAGAGGGTCTCATATGGCTTAATTGTAGCAAAGAAAATTTCTTTGGCTATCCCGCCTTTTTAATTATTTGATTGAGAATACTTTCCAGATTTAATATCTGCATACTCCATGCCATGAGCTATACAGAACCATATTGATCTATCTTCTTTTAAATTAAACAATGCTGGTTGATTACATCTAGTACATCTATTCATTTATTGTTCCTTAGTTTATTTATACAATTTACACAGTAATTCTCAAGTACACCTTTATTGTTTAATCTTTCAACATACTTTGGATTATCACAGAAGTTACATTTATTAGTAGTCAACTAGAATTTACCTAATCTATTATTAATATATTCAGGAGATTGCTGAATCTTTATAAAAGCCATATCTTGTTGTATTAAACATCTATTTAACATATCATCATGGAAATAATGATCTTGTAGTGTTTTAAATGGAACAAATTTTTGAGTTAACATATAAGAGATTATATCTGTAATACTTGGAGCACCTTCGTTATATGTAAGTATAGGAACTTCTAGAATAACTAATGAAGCAAACTTCAAGCATTCTTCCGCTCCTTTTAAAATATCTAATTCGCTACCTTGAGTATCGAGCTTTATGATATCAGGTAGTTCTAAATTATTTTCAGCTACATATGAGTCTAAAGTTGTAGTTGAGACTTTAATTGGATCTATCTTATCAAAGTGACCTGTGACTTCTTTATAATAAGAGTTTCCATTAATAATGCTATGATCTCCGCTATAAAAATCTACTTCTTTTTTAGAGTCTGAAAGAAATACTCTATGCCACTCATGCTTATAGTTATTTTCTACCGCATCTCTTTCAATTGGTTCAAATAGATGAAACTTAGTATGTGGTTCAAGGAACTGTGCTACGACTCTAGAAAATATTCCATCTGATGCGCCAATATCGTATACAGTATTAAATGAAAATTCATGTGAAAGCGTATCTACTGCTATGAACAAATTTCTAAGATTCATCATGTCTTTATAAATCATGTCAGATTCAAGCAAAGTATTATCCAACTTGATTTCCTTTATATACTTGAACTGAATCCATAAAAGTTACTTTACGACTTGTTATATATCCGCCTTTTTCATCTAGCTGTTGTCTAGCTGATATTTCATCTGCTGCAAGAATCTGAATAATCATTTCAACCTTATATGTGTAGCAAGATGTGTCTTCTGATGTATCCATATTAATCCTAGTCGACTAGTATTTTATATATAACAAAATGTTAATAAAATATTTTTTTCTACTTACAGCTTTTCTGATGATTTGTTAATGTCATATGGGCAAATCCAGATCTTACCTCTATATCCCGCCCACATTTATCACACTTTACAGTTCTATGAGATGCCATTGTCTCCATTATATATTATTATAATATTCTAGTCAACTGGTTTATATTTACCTATTTATCCTTTATATATATTATATTTACTATAGTGGATACTTGGGGATTTAGATTTTAGCAAAACCCCCCTTTCCCCCCTTTAACAAATATGCTAAAGTTGGATAAAGAGAGAAGCTTCACTAAACTCCCAAGAATTACTTGGTACATTTGAGTTTCAGTGTAAACCCCCCGAAAACCAGATCCTAAGTATAACATGACAGATTTTTCGCAGTCAATACTTTGTTAAAAATATTTTTAGTCAACTACTATTTCAGATTTATGAAAATGTTAATATAGATTTTATTTGTATGATCCAGGGTTTGTAAATGTCCGTTTTGTCCATATAGTGCGCCCATATATAGGCTAAATGTGACCTAACTCACAGACTTTTTTTTCAAATTGTCCGACATGTCCGATTTGCGACTTGATATTTGTCAGTGGGTAGGTATATGATTATAGTATAAGAAAAATTAAATAAAGGTAAATGAGCCTAGCAAATAATCCGAAAGGTGAGCCTAGCAAATAAATTACCTAAGTTTATCTAAAAAGAAAGGAGTTCCAAATGAACTCACTAAATGTAATATCAGTAGTAGTAGAACCTACTCATCCAATGTCTTCTAGTAATACTAAAGATAACAATATCTTCCGCCTTGCTAATGGTAACTACATTAGCCGTATGGCATATGTCTATATGGTAGCCGATAAAGGCTTACTATCTCACCGCTACCTCTCACCTAATGAGAGTAAGTGGGTATTCGCTAATAAGGTAGGTGCTTAATATGAATAAGTGTCTTGCTAATAATTGCACACATAGTGCTAAGTTTATTGACCGCTACGATGTAGTAGATGGTAAGGTAGTAAAGAAAGATAACCATAAGTGGCACTTCTGCACTACCTGCGATAAGGTAGTTCATAAAGACTACATCTCTTACCATGAGATGAGATGCCGTCTCTTCCATGAGACAGCTAAGAATTGTATCGCTAAGGGTCACTACTTAGACGGCACACATAGCGAACATGTCGCTTGCAATATGTGAGGCAACTCACACCGACACACCTAGCCCTATGCTAGGTAATGTCAGTAGGCTATGGTAGGCTTACACCATAAAGAAAACGAAAGGAAAACTAAATGAATCTAGAAGAATATAAGGCGCATGTAGAGGCGCAACGCAAGGCTAGCCTAGAGCAAGCCATAGCCACATTAACTAAGGCTAATAAAAAACTAACCGATAACTTTAACATAGAGGAGAATAACTAATGATGAGTAAATGGGATACAATTCAGGCAGATGTTGCGGATGCATATGTTTGGCTAGATGAAGAATTAGCACAAGAGGAAACGCATGAAGACGAAGATGTTTTCGGTTTCTCTAAGGCTATTGAAATTGACCATCTTACAGATGAGCAACTAGACATGATTGGAGAGATGTTTAACTAATGACACTAGAATTAAATGACTACGGATTAGAATTCGATACATATGTTTGCTATATAGCGTTATCATGGCAGGTAATTGTTCCCGCCGTTATTGCGTTAATTGCTTATAAGATTTATAAGAGAAAGAAGAATAAATAAATGACAATAAATCGCTTACTAACTACAGCGGTGCAGGTAGGTATTGGAATACCTACGCTACTAATGCTCCGCCTTGTAATTAAAGACATAAAAGAAAACGGGTTAGGTTAATTACATAACCATCGGCGTGTCTGATCTCCCCACGAGGTCGGGCGTGTCGCCCGCAGCTTTTGCGGGCTTATCCACAGGCTTTATGCACAGGTGTGGAAAACCCTGGAATTCTGAGCGTAAGTTATCCACATGATGTAAATCACATTCTGATTTGAGCGTAAAAAATAAATGTGATGTGATTCACATTTCAAAATGTCCGATTTATGGCATTACTCGCCAGTAAATGTCAGACCCCCCTGCTATACTTCTAGGTATAGAAGGTTGAAAAAGAAGTAAACCCCTTAAAGAAAGGAAGTCCAAAATGACTTCACTAAATACAATGTGTAAAACACATATCCCTAATCAAATTGCAAAATCATTTCACAATGATGTTTGCTACACTTTCTGCGAATCATGTGAGCAGAATATCGAATCATGGTATATGGACTATGATTCAGACCGCTTATCTATGTGGTCAGATTGGGAGGTGTCAAAATAATGACAACTTTAATTCTTTCTCATATGCCTTTAACTAAGGTATTCCTTCGCTCTACTAATACATTTTTTTGTTGCGATGAATTGCAATATGCAATTTATTGTGATGAGCATTTCTTATTTCAAGGTTGCGAATTCTGCAGCGACTTTGATATTTCTGCAGAGAAATGCGTGTGTGATAACTAATGACTAATCAAATGATAATGCTCTCATGTCAAATCTGCGAGAAGCCAACTGTAGAGGTTGCTCTTAAAGATGCTAAAATTTTAACCGCTACTTGTCAAGAATGTTGGGGATAATAAATGATAACAATTAACTGTAAATATTGCGCTACACCTGTAACTTCAGCGCAGTTTGAAATTGACGATGTAATTTCATGCGACCTATGCTGGAATGAATTAGCAGAAATGGAAAATGCATAATGGACTACTATGACGACTACTATGAAAATCCAGAACCTATTTATGCAGGTTGCTATTGCAAATTAAATTACCTATGTTCAGAATGTAAAAGGAGTTACAACTAATGGCAAATATGGAATTACTTCAAGAAATTAAATCAATGTCAAAATCAATCAGAGGTGGCGATTCTGATTCAGGAAATGCTTATTTACTTGGTTATATTTGGGCAACTTTAACTCCTGAGCAACAAGAAGAAACATTTAACGAGTTTAAAAAAGATTTTAAAAATGTTCCACGTCGTGCATAGATATGCAATGCATGCATAAAAATGCATGCGGATCATAGCTGAGGCAAAATGTCCGATTTGTGCCCCCTCTTTTGCGGGCCTTGTCAAGTCGAATTACGGCGTGTCGCAAAAAAACCTTGAAAATTCTTGTGATTTTGATCACCGTGTGATGAACCTCACACCGCTTGAGCGTCTCATTATCTGGAATTACTGGCTAGTAAGTAGAAAAATGTCGGTGGGCTTTGGTAAAATAGCGACATAACAAAAAAGAAAGAAGGTGCCACATGGCAAACCTATACACAATCGAAAGCCTACTTGTAGGAAAAACTTATCGCTCAAAAACTTTGGTTGGCGAAATTATCTCCGCAGAAAAACACCCTGCCGCAA